AAAATACTTTGCCTTTTAGACGGTTGTTACAGCAATTTGGTTATTACAATTTTAAAGTTGATCAACGCTATAATTACCCAATGGATCGTATTGATTTTAAAGTTAAACTCCCAAAACGAAAGGATGGTTTTATTTTTAATACTTTAAAGGAATTAGAGATAGAATTAAAAGAGTTAAAAATAAAAAACTTGCTTTTAAGAAATGTTTGACTATACTTACCCTATACACTAACCCAAGGAGGAGGAAAGATGGAAGAATTTAAACAGTACAAAAGAAAAGGTTTATCTGAGATGCGTCCTTATGTAAAAGGAGAAGATTTAACAGATATTTCAGTAGCTGAAGTAGATGACCCTGAAAATGATATGGGTATGGTAGCCCGGAATCCACAGAATCATGCTGACCAGTGGTATGTGGCCCGTAAGTATTTTGAAGATAATTTAGAACCAGCTTAGGAGGAAAGATGGAAAAGTTTATTGGTACAAAAATTATTAAAGCAACACCTATGACTCGTGGAGATTACTGTGATTCACAGAGAATGGATGTTCCGGATGAACCATTAGCTGATGGCTATATGGTTGGTTACTCAAATGCTAAGGGTAAATTTGATGGACCCTTGGAAAGCGGTTGTCATTATATCTCATGGAGCCCAATGGATGTGTTTGAGGCAGCTTATAAATCACTTGAAGATTCTATGACCTTTGGAACAGCTATTGCAGCACTTAAAACTGGGCATAAGGTTGCCCGGGCAGGTTGGAATGGTAAAGATATGTGGTTGGTACTTATGACTGGAATGACTTTACCTCCTTTCTCAACACAAGGGACAGATAGAAAGGTTAATGATCGAACCGCAAAATGGATTGGTGAAGACACACCCCTTGTAACGCTTCCGTATATTGCAATGTGGACTGCTGATAAGAAATGGTTACCAGGCTGGTTAGCTTCACAGACTGATATGCTGGCTGATGATTGGATGATTATAAAATAGGATAAACCATGGACCCAATAACTGAAGAACAATTTAAAGCTGCACTACCGGTAACGGTTAAGAAATTAGTTAATCCTCAGATCATTGATGATATTAATGATATGCTGATGAATCCGGAGGCTTTGGAACATTTCCGAGAGAACCTGTTAAGCTATACCAATGTGATGACTGAAGGCCGGTTTAAGATGACCAGCTATATCAGTGCAGTGAAATATGTTAGTTTTAAGTTATTGGGTCATACAAATAAAGATGCTTACATCAAAACCTTTCCGGATAAGTATGTAGGCTTTCTGGCAGATGGTGTAGCTCAAAAGGATATTGCGAGTTACACCACTGCCTATAACAAGAGTAAATTAGTTAATCTTATTTTTGAACAGACACTAGTACCCTTTCATGTACTGAATGCCCCCGCGTACCAGGATGCTTTGAATACTCAAGTTGACCTGATGCATCATGCCAAGTCAGAGAAAGTAAGATCTGATGCAGCCAACAGTGTAATGGTTCATTTGAAACCCCCAGAATCCTCTAAACTGGAGTTAGATATTACAGTAAAACAGGATGACTCTATCAGGACTTTAAGAGAAACTACTCTCAAATTAGCTAAGCAACAGCAAGAGCTTATTCTTAATGGTTCACACTCAGTTAAGACCATTGCTGAGAGTACGTTGGTGAATGATGACTGATAAATTAAAAGATAACCCATCTTTAGAAAAATTACTTAATGAAGTTAATTATTCTTTTTTCAATGAGCATTATGTCCCGTCAGAAGAAGCACTGGCTTATATTACTTTTATTAAGTTAGTTAATGGTACTGAAGGTGAAGAAAATAAGTCACCTGTCTTCCATATGGATATGCTCGATAATATAAATGCTAATAATAATAATCTATTTGTGTCTTTCCGTGGCAGTGCCAAAACGACTGCTCTACATGAGTACATGTTTTTATATATTGCAGTATATGGTGAATTCTTTGATTTTGGTGAGGTGTCAGTGGCAATGTATATCAGTGACACCATTGATAACGGTATTAAGAGTATGCGTAAGAATTTAGAGTTCAGGTATAATAATTCTGAATTCTTAAAAACTTATATTCCTACTGCAAACTTTACTGATGTCCGATGGGAGTTTATTAATGCTGCCG